AGGCATTCCATGACGGGGCGAAGCAGAGCCAGGAGCGGCGAGGCGGCGTCTAAGCACCCGGGGGGGGACCTTCGGTCCTCCAAAGGGTAGGGAGGTGCCGACCCGCGTGGGTATAACGCAGGGATTTTTTCCTCCGCCGGATCAAACCGAGGGTGCGCAGATGAGGCGCACAAGGAACCCATGACCCGAAACAACAAAGCCGACTGGGCGAGCATCGAACACGACTACCAGACGGGCGACCTGTCCATCCGCGACCTCGCCAAATGGCACTCTGTCTCGGAGGCGGCGATCCGGCGGCGTGCCAGGGATGGGGCATGGACCCGTCCCGAAGGTAGCCCCAAGCCCCCGCAGAAGCGGCGTGAGATCGCCGTGACCTACAGCGTCCCCCTCTCGACCGCCACGCAACTGGCCACTGACCCGGAGGCCATTGCAGAGCGTGGCGCCGGTCTGGTTCTGCGGCTTATGGACGAGCTGGATGCCACGTCGAGCCACATTGACACGCTAGAGACCTTCATCGTGGAGGCGGCTGGCGCGGATGAGAGTGGACGGCGGGTGGACGCGATGATGAAGGCCATCTCGCTGCCGTCGCGGGCGGCCACGCTCAAGGCGCTGGCGCTGGCGGCCAAGACGCTGCTGGAGGCCAAGGTCGCGGCACCGCAGGGCAAGAAGGAGCAGCGGCGCGAGGCAGCCGGCAAGGTGGCTGGCGAGCCTGGCGGGAAGTTCTCTACCCCCTCGGCTCCTAAGCTGGTCGTGGACAACCGCTAGTGCCCGATTGGACGACGGCCCGCCCGGATTGGCGGGAGCGGATCGTTCGGAGAGAGTCGCTGCTGCCGGGGCCGCCGCTGTTTCCGGGCGAAGCGGCTGCGGCGCTCGACGTCTTCGACTCCTTGAGGATCGTAGACGCGGCGGGGCAACCGACCTTCGGTGAGGCGGCGTTACCTTGGGTCCGGGACTTCGCCGCCGCCATCTTCGGGGCCTATGACGCGGATTCCGGTCGGCGGCTGATCCGGGACTTCCTCCTGCTCATCAGCAAGAAGAACGGGAAGTCCACCATCGCGGCGGCGGTCATGGTGACGGCGCTGCTGCGGAACTGGCGGGCGTCGGCGGAGTACCTGATCCTTGCGCCGACCATCGAGATCGCGAACAACTCGTTTCATCCGGCTCGGGACATGGTGCGCGCCGACCCTGAGTTGTCCGACCTGCTTCATGTCCAGGACCACTACCGGACGATCACCCATCGGTTGACCGGGGCCACGCTGAAGGTTGTGGCGGCGGACAGCGACACGGTGTCGGGCAAGAAGGCTACGGGTGTCCTCGTGGACGAGCTTTGGATCTTCGGCAAGCGCGGCAACGCCGACGCCATGCTGCGGGAAGCCACGGGCGGCTTGGTTTCGCGGCCCGAGGGCTTCGTGGTCTACCTCTCGACGCAGAGCGACGAGCCGCCGGCGGGGGTGTTCAAGACCAAGCTCAACTACTTCCGGAACGTGCGGGACGGGCTCATCCAAGACCGCAAGAGCCTGGGCGTCATCTACGAACATCCCGAGGCGATGCTGGACGACGGCAGCGTGGCGGACCCGGCAAACTTCTACGTCACGAACCCCAACCTGGGCGTGTCAGTGGATCAGGAGTGGCTGGAGGACGAGGCCCGCAAGGTGGCCGATGCCCAGGGCGGCGAGAAGCAGGTCTTCTACTCCAAGCACCTCAACGTAGAGATCGGGCAGGCGCTCCGAAACGATGCTTGGGCCGGGGCACGCTACTGGCCTGACGCAGCCGAGCCGGAGTTGGCTGACCTGGAGGAGTTGAAGGCGCGGTCCGAGGTCGCGGTTGTCGGGATCGACGGCGGCGGGCTGGACGACCTCTTCGGCCTCGCCGTGCTAGGGCGGTGCCGAACTACGAAGCGCTGGCTGCTCTGGAGCCACGCATGGGCCCAGCCTGACGTGTTGGAACGGCGCAAGGACATCGTGTCGGTCCTGCGGGACTTCGAGGCAGAGGGCAGCCTGACCATCTGCGCCGACGGTGACGTGACGCAAGACGTGACCGAGTGCGCCGACATCGTGGCTGACCTAGCCCGAGCGGGGCTCCTGCCTGAGAAGTACGGCGTGGGCGTGGACGCGGCAGGGCTCGGATCGCTGGTGGAGGAACTGAGCCTCCGGGGCGTGGTCGAGCCACAGCTTACCGCAGTCGGGCAGGGCTGGCAGCTCAAGGGTGCCATCCAGGCGTCGGAGCGCAAGGTCAAGGACGGCACGCTGCGGCACGGCGGGACCGAGATGATGTCTTGGGTCGTGTCGAATGCGAAGGTGGAGTTGAAGGGCAGCAACATCCTCATCACGAAGCAGGCGGCTGGCAAGGCCAAGATTGACCCGCTCCATGCGATGTTCAACGCGGTCTCGTTGATGAGCCGCAACCCGCATCCGACCCAAGAGCCCGCCTTCCAGCTTCTCGCCTTCTAAGGGGGACCCCTATGGCTCTGAAGCCGAACCCTCTCGATAGTCTCCCCTGCGTTCATCGCCAGCCTCCTTCTGAGACCACGCCGCCCTGGTTTTGGGCCACGATGCTCGCCGTTGTTCTGCTGCTCTGCCTTTGGGCGACCATTGCCCCGCCGCAAACCCATTCTGACGGCGCTGTCTCGATCTGCGCCGCCTGAAGGAGATCCCCATGACCATCGACGTTGAACCGGAGGCGATCCGGGTCCTTCGGCTTGAGCCGGGCGACCATCTGGTCGCGACCTATCCCGGGGTGCTGTCGGCTGAGGCGGCGGATCGGCTGCAAGAGCGCCTTTCTAAGGAGTTCCCGGCCCCGGTCACGCTCCTCTGCAACGGGATCACGCTCTCGGTTGTCCGCTCTGTTGAAGCAGAAGGCCCCACCGCATGAACCGCATGTATTCCGTCCTCGCCATCAAGGCGGTGGACGACGACGAGCGCGTGATCCGTGGCATCGCCACGACGCCTGCGCCGGATCGCGTGGGTGACATCGTGGAGCCTCTGGGGGTGAAGTTCAACAACCCGATGCCGCTGCTGCACCAGCACGACGGCACGCTGCCGGTCGGCACGGTGACGTTTGACCGACCCACAGCCAAGGGCATCACGTTTGAGGCCCGCATCCCCAAGATCAGCGAGCCCGGCCCGCTCAAGGACCGCGTGGACACCGCCTGGGGCGAGGTCAAGGCGGGACTGGTTCGGGCCGTCTCCATCGGCTTCCGCACCCTTGAGGACGGATACGAGGTGCTTCGCACCGGCGGCCTGCGGTTCACCAAGACCGAGGTCATGGAGCTCAGCTTGGTGACGATCCCGGCGCAAGCCGAGGCCGTCATCACCACCATCAAGTCGATTGACCGCCCCCTGCTCGCCGCGACCGGCAAGGAGCCAGAGGCGTCTGACCGGCCTGTCCCTCCCGGCGTCACGGGAAAATCCCTGCAACCCATTTCCCTGACGCCCAAGGAGGGCAAGGACATGAAGACCCTAGCGGAGCAGATCGCTGCTCTGGAAGCCAAGCGCGCCGCGAACGCGAGCCGCATGGAAGACGTGCTGACCAAGTCGGTCGAGCGTGGCGAGACGACGACTGCCGACGAGCAGGAGGAGTTCGACACCCTGGACACGGAGGTCAAGCAACTCGATGCGGACATTCGTCGGCTCAAGAGCTTGGAGCAAGTCAAGCTGGCGGCGGCGAAGCCCGTGGCGGCTGCGACCAAGGGCCAGGACGCCTCGGACAACCGGGACCCGCGCTTCGTGCCGGCCCAAGTGAAGATCTCCGAGAACCTGCCGAAGGGCTTGAACTTCGCCCGCTATGCGAAGGTCAAGGCGCTGTCATACCTGTCGATGACCAAGGGGCAGGGCTTTTCGGCACCGGCTGACTTTGCCAAGAGCCTCTACGGCGAGAACGCTGACGTCGTGGGCATCTTCACCAAGGCGGCCGTCGGCGCCGGATCGACCACGTCCTACGCGGATCTGGTGCTGACCGAGGGCGGCGCGTTCGCGGACTTCCTGGAGTTCCTGCGCCCGATG